TGTATCCATTGTATCATATTCAGAATATAATTGAGGCCTTAAAGTTTGATAATTAAGGTTTGATTGATATGCATTCATTGATGTTGGGGATGTTGTATAAACTCTATTGAATCTATCAACTAAAGCGTTAGTTTGTAACTCCCCAGAAGTTTGGATTTTATTAATATCAACTACTTTAAGTTGATTTCCTCCTGCATTTCTAATGATTACATCTGTTGAAAATAATCTTTTTAATCTTGTAAATAATCTAGTATCTGCCATTTTTTATTTTTGTAAAATCAAAGTAACCATCTTATATCTTCTTCTCCTCCGGAATATGGATTATCAATCTTCCATGGGTTATTATCTTTTGATGATATATAAGCTCCATCATAATTTATTCTATTTGTTGATATATTATTAAGCATAGATTTTATCATATCTATACCTTGTTTTCCATAAGTTAAAACTGTATCTCTAACAAATTGTCCTATACTAAATGACATAACTAAATCATCATTGTATCCATTTTGGGCTTGAGCTTTACCATTTTTCCAAATAAATACTTTCATTTCTCCTATTAATCTTTTAGATCTTATAGTTACGCTTTTATTTGAAACATATTCTTGAAATTTACCTATAATTAAAGGTCTATTTCTTAATGTAGTAGTAAATCCAGGTGTCATTTTTGAAATATCAGCATATTGATCAAAATATGATTGAGCATTTATTTCTCCACTTTTGGGGGAATGATATAAATTAGGATATCCACGTTCTAAAATTGTTTGGATTGTTGACCAACCTATATTTGCGTTTTCAACTACAAGTAATGCATTATTATATTCTGTAGCAATACCAACTAATAAATGTCCAAATTCTTTAGTGCCTATTTGGCCCTTATATTCTCCTACTTGAACATTATTTTCAATATCCATTATATGAAATGCTGAGTTATCTTTTCCATCGCCTCTTGCTACATCGGCTACAATCATATAAGCTCTTGAATAATCTGCTGGTTCCCAAATCCATAAATTTCTATCTGCTCCTCTTTTTTCTAGAGGATCTTGCGTATATGTTTTAGAATAGAATTCTATATATTCATCATAAAATACAGTATCACCAGATGTACTAAAATCACAATCGCATTCTTGGGCTGCTAATCTAGGGTCACCTAATAATCTATCTTGTTTATCTCTCCATGATTGATCTCTTTCTGGATGGACAAACCAAGGTAATTTGATCGGGAGAAAATCATTTTCTTTATCTTCTGCTTCTTCCCACGTTTTATGGAACCAATTTCCTGTTCCAAATGGTGTTGATAATGCTATACATCCACCACCTGTTGCTAATGTTTGTTGGGCTGAAGCCCATGTTTCTTCGATATTTTCTATAAATGCTGCCTCATCTAATATTAGTAAAGATACTGCTTCCGATCTTGCAGCATCCGGAGATGATGATTTTGCTTGTACTCTTGATCCGTTTTCTAATTTTAAAGATAATTTATTGTTTTCAATATGAGGGACCCTCAACCAAGAAGGTAAATTCTCATACATAAATTGCACTTTAGTAACAAGGTTCCTCGCTGTATTTTGAGTAGTTGCTAATACTAAAATATTTTTGTTTTCATGAAATATCATTAACCAAAGGGCATAACCTGCAGCTAATGTAGATATCCCTAACTGTCTTGATTTTAATACTATAGAATATGGATTCTCTTTCCATAATCTTAATACTTTTTCTTGGAAAGGATATAAACCAAATAATATTCTACCTCTTTGAGGATGTTGAATATGACAATATTTTAACATAAAATATGCAGGGTCTTGTAAACATTTTATATATTCTTGTCTTATTATTTGTTTAATATCACTCATTATTTATTACCTATTTTCCAATACATTTTAAATCCTAAGGTTGGTTGGAGGTTTTCATTTATTCCTAATCCTAAACCATAAGCTTGGTTTTTCTTAGTTCTAAGTAAAAATTCAGATCCTACATAAGAGAATCCATTTTGATTTCCTCCTAATCCTATACCAGCATAAAACTCTCTTTCATTGATAAAAATTTGTTCTGTGTTAGTGATTATTTTAGTTGGATATAATAATTCATATTCTACTAATCTCTTAATAATTTGATTTTGGGTTATAGTATCAAAAACTATTATAGTAACACTATCTTTTTTAATAGTATCAACATAAGCATATGTTGTAAAAAATTCTTTTAATATAGCATTTGTATCAATCGGGAAATTAAGAAAAGTTGTATCATGAATAGTATCATGTTTTGTTTCAACTTTAGTTTTCCATTTAGGGATATAAGCTACAGTTCTTTCTTTAATAGTATCATATTTTATCTCGGTTTTAGTTATAATACGAGATTTATAAGGAGTGTTATTTGATTCACACTCCCTTAAAAATATAATAATTAATATTAAAACTGTTATTATAACCCATTGTATTTTAATCCAATTGTCCTTCAAGCTTTTTCTTTTCTTTAGTCATTTGTTTAAGCTCATCTTTGATCTTTTCTTTAGCATCACCTTCAGCTTTAGTATATTCTTTAGCTTTTTCTTTCATTTTAGATACTAATTTTTGCAATTTATTTGAAACAGAAGCTACAGAATCTTTGTTAGCTTTTTTAAGATCGGATTTGGTTGGTTCTTTATCTTTAACATCTTCATCATCTTCATCTTCTTCTTTTTCAGCAATACTAACAGGTTTATTAGTTTTTTTCGCAGTATCAATTGCTGATTTTACTGTAACAGGATCTTTACCTTTAACATCTTGTGGTTTAGTCTTTTTATCTACTACTGTAACTTCATCCATAGATGTTGGAAGGTTTTGTCTTACAATATCACATAGATAATCTGAAATATCTTCTAGATCAAAACCATCATCATATAAATCACCAGCAATTTGAGCAACTCCTTGTTGGATGGCTTCTAGGGAAGGAATGTGGGTTAAACCTTCCATATATTCTCTATTTGTAAGTTCATTAATTTGTGGGGAATTTGATAGTTCCTCTTTAATCATTTTTCTAATAGCTTTTTTAAGTGCGTCCATTATTAATTTTTAATTATAAATATTATGGGAAAATTATTTCTTCAATTCTCTTAATACGTTCTTCGGTAGTACCTGAGAGTGTCCATATTTTATTAACTTTATGACTATTTTTACCTATGATTTTTCTAATATTAGAATCAATTTTATCTCTATATTCTGCATCAATTGTTCTTATACCATTGTCTTCTATTGGAACACCTTTTGGGGAAACATAAAATATATAATCATATTCACTGATTAGTTCTGATGCTAATGCTTCAAATTTATCTCCTATTTGTAATGGGATGGAACTTGCTAGATTTGTGAATGCCATTACATCAATTACGGTTCTGTCTGTTATAATATTTTCTTGTAATAATTCAGATGCTCTTTCTGCTAAAAATATTAATTGTCCTTTTATTGTAGAGTCTGTATTTAATGGGATTCCTAAATCTCTTAAATATTTACTACGTTCTGTAGCAAATGTATAGTCTTTAAATTTTGGATGTTCTTTTAACGAGTTAACTAAAGTGGTTTTGCCAACGCTTTGAGTGCCTGTGAAGCCAATTCTCATATTTTTTCTTTTAAAATGTTAGTAGGTAAAATTAATTTCTTACTCTCATAGAAGCCTGCTTAAAAAATGGTAAACCTTCTTTATTTTTTTGGAATTCTTGAAATTCTTCTTTTGTTTTAATAAATCCAAATAAGTAATATTCTATTTTAATATCTTTATTATTAGGATCTATAGGTTCAACAGCTGGTCCTTCAGAATTATGTAGTTTCCAATTATTTGATCCTTTTTCTCTAAACAAATGATGAATTGCATCTTTAGTTTTGAGTTTTTTATACTCGTAGATTTTCTCTTTTTTCATAACTTTTATTTTTAATATAATGATAATTTATTAATAAAGCAAACTATAATTAAATAGTTTCAATATATTCTATAAATTCTTTAATAATTTCTTTATCAATATCATTTGAAGTTAAATTGAGAGCTTCATTTAAATATGGTATTAATTCATTATTATGGTTTTCCTTTAATAATGTAGATATTGGTTTTAAAATACTTTCTGCGAGTATTTTTTCATCTTCAGCACCGTAATCTTCTATATCATTTAAATATAGTTCAACTAACTTATTTAAATTTTCTGTTGTAAGTTTCATGGATTATATTTTTTATTTTATATATAAATTCTTTTACTTTACCTACTTGTGAATTTAACCATTTTAATCTCTGGCCAAATCGTTTTCCTTTCATTGGTTCCTCAATATTGCCTTCTGGGATATATTTTAATAATGGTTTTATATATTCTGTTCCGGCTAAGAAAATAAATGTATCTTTTTCTGGATTGATTCCTGCTTGTTTGATTTGTTTTATTGTTTCCTCACCCCATTTTTCTTTTGCATCTTTGTTCATTTCTTTTAGAGTTAAATCATATGGTGCTAACTCTTTAGTTAATGGTACAAGATGATGTTTTGCAGATAAAATATACATTTTATCAGGATTAAGAGATTTTCCATATTCTAATGTTTTTTGAAACATTGGAGATGCAGAATATAACTCTTGAGCAGGTGAGGGTTTATCTAATTTTGATTTAGTACAACTAAGAAATACTATTTTTGACATTGATTAATATTTGTTATACATATTAGGAATTTTGAAGAATATCTTCTGCCACATATATTGCTTGACTGCCTGCTACTGTTATACCTCTAGCTGATAATGCGTCTCCAACAAAATGAACGTTATTATACTCGGTTAAGGACAGGTTATCGTAATTTACTAATGGTTCTGGGGAAAGATACTTTACTTCCGGGATATAGATTCCCCAATCATCTTCTAATGTTGGGAATACTTTTTTCATATCCTCAATGAATTCACTAATATATTTAAAATATCCTTGAAATGCATCTATTACTTCATCCATTTCTTCGGTTGTTATTTGATATGAAGACACTTCATCTCCTTCTGAGGTTGTTGAAGGTGTTCTTGATGGGCTATAATATAGACCTTTGTTTTCTTTCTGTAATTTATTTACTAATTCTCTACTCCATTCAAATGGATTTTCAATACCTTGTATTTCCATTAAAATACCAAAATTAGTCATATCATTTCTATAACTTGGATCTTTTTTAGCATGACCATTATAAGTGTAATCACCATATGTTTCTTCTACCGCTACATAAGCTGCATTGTTATTAGTACAAAATGATCTTAATGAAACTCCTTCATCTTCAAATTTTCTATATAATTTAAAATCATATGAGATATCAATTAATTTTTGGAAATGTTTTTGTGGGGCTTCAAAGCGAACTCCAATCTGGCAACTCTTGTTTTCAGTAGGTAACTTATAATCCTTAGCTAGTTTAGATGAAAAGTCTATTCCAGATTTTCCAGTTCCTACAATACATTTATCAAATTTTATTTTTCTCATATTTTTATCCAATTTTTATATTTGTTTAATTTACCAGTAATTAGTGAGCTAAGTTGGCAAGGTTCAAGATTGTATTGATCTTTAAATTCATGTCTTGTACCTATAAATGTTTCTTCAGTTAAAGTATTATAAAAATTATATATAGTTTTATCTTTTAGTTTTTCATTCTTCTTTTGTTTACTTTCTTCACTATAAATTCTTCCTTTAAAAGCTTCACTTTTCTTTTTTCTGGTTTCATCAGAATCTTTTATACCCAACCTAACTTTTTTGCCTAACATAGATTTACTCTTTTTATCACATGTCTCTTTAGATTGTTTTTTACCTTTATTAGGAGATATATGACCTTTTAATCCTTCAGATATTTTTCTTTTAGATTCTTCAGAGTGTTTCATTCCAGTAGTACCAGCTTTAATACCACATTCTATTATATTAGCTAATATATAACCTTTATTTTTTAAATCCAATTCTATTTCTCTTTCTTTTAACAATGCTTCATCTTCATTTAATCCTTCAAACAATATTTTAGATTCAAATATACCATTATTTTTATTTACAATATTATACCAATATTGATTTCTACCATATTTTGATCTATTTCGTTTAGGTATTCCTTTTCCAACATAAAATGGTTCATTAATATCAGGTCGTATATGAATATAAACTATAAAATTATTATTTTGTTTTTTTTTCGTGGTATTTTTGTTTAAGTTTTTCATCGATTTTTTCTTTATTAGACCAATAATATTTTTTACTATATTCTCGTTGTTTGAGAATACGTTCATCTTCTGTTTGGTATTTTTTAATACGTCCCATCGATTATAAATATTATAGATCTAAGAAAAAGTCTAAGAAAAATTAAAGTTTATTTAGGAGATTTAATGAAGTTTTTAAAATCTTGTTTTAATTTTTCACTAAAAGTCTCAATTATTTTATCTTCTCCATATTCTATTACTATATTTTGAGGTATTTCAACACACCAATCAAATGTTATTTTTCTTGTTGGGTTAAAATCTTTATCATAAACTATAGGAGAAATTTCAAAATTGAAATCTTCAGAAATTTCTAAATTTTCTTTTATTTTAGGAAACATATTGTTTTGTTTTATAATTATATAAATTTATATTTTTGGAGATCTTTAATATTAACTACAATTTTTAATTCTTTATCACCACTTTCATATTCAATGAAATCATATGTTATATTTGGAATAGTATTTATTAATCTCATAGCCATTGAATTGGGTTCTAGTTTTTCCATCCAATTATTTGCATCAATGTAATCAGGGTTAGGAGTATTATATTTAGCTTTTCTATTAAATTTATATGGAAAATTTAAACTATATGTAATATATCCATTTTCATCTACATAATATTCACGAGAGTCAAGTTCTACATGAGATATTTCATTCAATGATATACCAGCTAATTTTTGCATTCTTTTAAATTCTTCACTTAATTGTTTTTTCATGATTTTAATTTTTAATTTGTTTTACATATATTTTAATAGGGTTTGATATGATGCTATCTATAACTTTTTGACATTCGTTCCAATTTTTACAATTACTTAAATTAATAGTAATTAAATTTCTTTTTTTATTTTCCATATACTTGTTTATTTCTAATTATAAATATTAATCTTCTAATATTACTTCTCCTGTCTCAAAATTTATATCTGTTACCTTATGTTCCCATAAGAAATTAACATTCTTCGATAATAAATATTCATACCAGTTGCAAGCTATATGAAAAAGATAATCTGTACCAACATGCCATACTGGAAATAAACGTAAACCAAAATATGGTTTAATGAAATCAGGTTCAGATTCAGGATTTGAACATTGTACTTCTTCTGGTTTAGGGTGGAAACGTTTAAAATTGGTGATTACTTGATCCATTAATTCCATTGCTTTTTCTTCTCCACAATATTTTGATAAATGTCCTCCAATTGCAGTGTGGTATGTTAATTTACCATCACTCCAACCACCTGCACCTAAAAATCCTGTCATTACTTCTTCAGGTTTTCTTTCATATGGAGATTTTCCCATATCAATAATGGTAATTAATTCTCCAGGATAACCATTATCTACTAATTTTGTAGCAGCGTTTACACCTGCCACTCCGGCTCCTACAATTACAATTTTATCTTTCATTAATCTTTAATTTTTATTTAATATAAGTAAAAAAAGGACGCAATCCAAACGATTGCGCCACAACTGCAAAATTATTTTAAAATCGATTAGGCTATGAATCTAATCTAAATGTTTTATTTTTTATTAAATCGAATCTCCATCACTATAGTAATAGAAACTCATTTCTTGACGCATAGCATCTTCTAATTCTTCATCAGACATCTGTTCAACATTATCTAAATATGATATAAATTCTCCCCAACCCTCATCATCATCCATAAATAATTCAGCATCAACCATATCATCATCAAATTGAGATAGATAATCGTATGCTTTTTGAGGGTCTATTCTATAAAAATCTTCATCTTCATCTTCATCTTTAACAACGTATTTGTTGTTAATAATGTTTTCTTTTAGCAATTTACCTTCGGCTAAATACTTTTTTAAATTAAAATCTTTCATTTCTTTTATTTTTTATTTTTTATATTTTATACTATATCGTCAATTACTTCTTTAGCTGTTGAAACTATATCTTTACCTTTTAAAGCCGCTTTAAGTGATGAAATACCACCTGCGGCTAATTTTGATTTTTTAAGGTATTTAATTGCTCCTCCTCCTGCAGACCATGCTAGGTATCCAAGTAAAACTAAAAATAAAGAATTAGTAATTATTTTACCTTTTTTAGGATCTTTAGTAAATTTACTAACAATAAATGCAATTGGTGATTTGAATTTTTCTTCTAAAGTATGAGTAAAATCATAAATCTTGGTAGCAGCTTCTTCACCTGTTCCCCAATCATATTTTTTAGCTAATTTTTTACCCCATTTTGCTAAAATATTAACAAGTGTTGTAGAAGCTAAGATATATGAAAGAATTGAAACTGGATCAAGAGCTTCATCCAATTCTACATTTTTCATATTTTTTAATTCATCCTCTAACTCAGCAGCAAATTCATCACCTGCTGTATCTAAAGCAGTAGCAATATCAGGTAAATCAGATTTATCTAATTCTTCTTGTTCTGTTAGCTTATTTTCAGCTAAATATTTTTTTAAGTTAAAGTCTTCCATTATTATTTATTATTAAGATAAAGCATCTGCTTCTAAGTCATCAATACGTCTCATTAAATATAATCTTAGATCTGAGATTGCGGGGGCAATATCTTCAGGTTCTGTTTCCGGGCCGTCTAACCATCTGAACCAAATTGATTCAATAGTGTCTATAGCATCTGTTAATTCTGGTCCCATAGCTTCAATATACCCACCATACATTTCTTCTTTAAGAAGTTTACTTTCAGCTAAATATTTTTTTAAATTAAAATCTTTCATTATTGTTTTATTTAATATTTTCTAAAATCAGCATCAAATCTTAAAGTACCTCCAACATAAGAATCTGGGTATTGTTTTGCTAGATTAAGTATTGGTTCAATTTCTGTTGAATAAGCACTAGTTCTTCCGTTTGGCATAATCCAATACCAATGAGGTTCATTTGGATCAACTTTTTTTATATTAAATCCTTTACTAGCTAAAGCAATAGCTGCATCAGCTTCATCTTCAGGAACTGAATTTTCTTTAAGTAATGGATTATTACTCATAAATTTTCTAATATCAAAATCTTTTGATTCATTGGTTGGGTAAATATCATCCCAAGGATCATTATCTAATATTTCATCTTCTTCATCATCTACTGATATGGTGTAATCTCCATCAATTCCTGTTCCGCTGATACTTTTAAGATTCCCATGTTTAGGATAATCTTCATATCCTTTATCCCAATCAGTATATTCATTTTCTTCCACTTCTTCTTTTTCTTCCATTTCATCAGCATCTTCATCAACTACTTCTTTCTTTTTCGTTCCGCACATTTTCTCATACATTTTTTCAAGTTTAACTTTTTCTTTTTCAAGCAACTTGATTTCTTTTTGCATTTCTTTTTGCTTTTTCTTATCGATAAGTTCTGCGAGATTTTCATCTTCACTTACCATGTTAAGACGTTGATTTTTTGTTTCAATCATCTCCCCTAAAGCATTAATTTTTGCTTCTAATGTTGCTGCTTGTCCTGCTTTGTCAATTTCAGCTAGTTTTGATGTGTATGAATTTTTTGATTCGTTTAAATTAGTCATAATCTGTTGAATGTTTTACTCCGTTTTGTATTGCTTTTTTAATATATTTTTTTATATAGTTATAAACCCAATTATCATTATCGGTATCTTTATATGTTCCTCCTCTTCTACCTGATGGGTTTGTTTTGTCGTATAATAAATACCATCTTTTTCCGTTATAGGGTAAATTAATGAAATATTCTCCTCTAATCATATCAGGTTCATATCTAGATCTATTAAGTCTAATAGAAAATCCAATTGAATCGGTATTTGGGTTTTGTAAGTCAGATTTTGAGATATATAATTGAGGAAATTTTTCTGCCAACCTCATTATTGGTTCAAATCTCTTAATTACCTCTTCAGAATGAGCAATTTGAAATTTATTTTCTTGAAGAACCTCTTTAACTAATTGTTTGATATTTGACTTTTTCAATTCTGTTATTTTTATAACCAAATCTGTATTACCTTTAATAACTCGATGTATTTGGTGTTTTGGTATAAATATACGTTTTTTCTCTGTTAAAGCCAACGGAAGTTCATTATCTCTTTGAAATTTCCATCCTTCACCACTTATAACTTCTACAATTCTATCATATTCATCCTGATGCCAAATTAGATCTAATGGATTAACATCTTTAGAAAATGTTCTAATATTATTTTTATGTTGGTAAGGTTTCATTATTACCAGTAAGTATTCATTTTACTTCCCAATCCAAGTAAGTCAGCATAGCGGGGAATGTTACAACTCCAGAAACCAGGAGTGGTTTTGTCTTTCTTTTGATCGCAATTGTGTCTATCAGCAAATGCTTTTCTTGCCTCAGGATCTTTAAATTTTACTTTCAAGTTTTGACCACCGTCTTTGGCACCAAAAGATACTTTTTTAATATTTTTGGTTTTTGGGTCTCTTACATATACATAAAATTTCTTTGAACCACCTCTTTTTGGTTTATTTAAATCAACATCTTTACCTTGATATTCTGCTTCATTGATTTCTTCATCATCTAAATAATCATCCATATTATCAATATTAATATCAGGGATTTCTTCCTTAGCATAAGGATAATCACTTCTGTAATCATCTTTAAATTCTAAATCAGTTATTTTAGAAGGGTCTTTATAAATTTGTTCCATTATATCTTTAATATCTTTTAGATATTTTAATTCTTCTTCTGAAAGTGTTGATTTTAAGTGGTTGTCAATTTGTTTTAAGATTTTACGCCTTGTAGAAATTATTGATTTTCGTTTTTTAAGATAGTTTTCTTTTTCTCTTGTGCTTTTAAATTTGTTTTTTAACTCAGGTAGTTGATTATATAAATTTTCTAATGTTGTATCATTAATTAAATAATCAACTAATGGTTCAAGTAATTCTTGTTTATATTTTTTATAATCAAGTTTTTTAGCAGCGTAAGCTGCTGCCTTGATTTTTTCTTCTTCATCTTGCTGTCTTGATTTATACCATTTTTTAACAGCAGGAATACCTTTTTGTGCCCCGATTGTTCCTAAAGCACCTAAAGCTAAACCACCTAATCCTAATAATAGGCTTTCATTAAGTGATTCTGGTTTAGTAAATTTATCTTTATATTTACGATAAAATTCTTGTGTTTTCATTGGTAATACAAATATAGGAGTGTTATCTTTTTTAGCACGCATGATTTGATTTACCATTCTTTGTTCATATGAACTCCAAATTCTGTTATCTTCTTTAATTTTTGGTGTTGGTTTTGCTTCTCCTAATTGAGTAGAGCGGGTACCTCCTTGTGGTTTAATTAAATCATCAGCTGCGTATTGTAATTGAGTTGGAGTACCATATATTCTCCCTCCAATTTCTATTTTGCCAGTTTCTACGTCAATGACATCATATTTAGCTCTATCAGGCATTACTTTATTCAATTTAAAAATATATTCTCCATATCTAGATTGAACTTCATCAGGCCATTCTTCATTCATTTCTTCATTAATATTCCCTGTTTTACGCGCAATATCAACTACTTGTTGAGCACTTAATGACTTATCCTTATAAGCCTTAAATAGCATTGATGCTGCGTCTTTATCAAGTTTTTTAAGTATAGAAACTACTTCGTCTGTGTTGGGTTTTGATTCGTTTACTTGGGAAGAGTCTAGGTTACTTTGTTTATCAAATAACACAACATCGTCTTTATGCCATTCTTCATACTTCCATTTTCTAAGAACATTATAATATGGTTCACTATAGTAAGCAACTGGGGCTACACGGTTATTTTTAGTATTTTTTATTTTGGTTCCTTTTTTAAAAATTTCTGATTCATTTACTTTAACACATTTGTCTTTACCTTTTTCTGTTCCAGCGTATCTATATCCATCCCAACATTCTTTCCCATCAATACCTTTTTTCTTTTCATTTAATTCCATGTTATCAATCTCATCACGAACCCAATCTTGTTCATTTGGACCTAATTGATCATAATCCATTCCAAATTCTTCATTTGCAATTTGATCATAAATGTCCATACCATCATATTCTTCATTTACCATAGGTAAATCTAAAGGAACTTTTTGCCCTTCATACATTCCAAATTCACCTAAATTACTTTCAATAATGAATTTATCATCTTCACTAATATCAATAATCCCCCTTGAATATAGTCTTCTTGCTTCTTTAATTAATTCAAAATGTTTTTCCGAGCCCATTCTGAATACTGTTTCGTATAATGGAATTTTATTATCAATGTGATAAGCTAAGTTTTCTGAAATTAATTTACTTGATTTACCTTCTGTTAGAGTAGGTGCTTTACAACAACTTCCTCCACATCCACAATTTTCTTTTTTAGGTGGGTTAGTTAAAGCTTCTTTTATTAGTTTTCTTAGTTTTTCCATTTTATGACATTATTTCATTATATGATAATTCTATTTTATCTCCTGTAGGGTTATCTCCTCCTTTATAAATTAATTTTTTAGGAACAACTGTAGCTCTTAAACCACCTGTAGCTGCTCTAGTTGAATCATGTCTTATATTGAGAACTGGTTCTAAGCCAAATTCTTCCACATCATTCATATCTTCTATTATTTTGGATACTTCAACTCTTAATACATCACCTTCTAAAGTAAAATCGGATGGGGTATATGATCTATACACTACAACAGCGTTATCTGAGCCAAATATAATTGATTCTTCTTGATTTTCAGGAAGATCTGTTACTATAACTCCTGTTACTTTTTTGTCAGTTGTTTCATCATACATCACGTTAATTCCCTCTTTTTCATATCCTGTTGAAGTAATGAATGGTCTAAATGTTAATTCAGGGGCAAAATCACCATTTTTAATTTTTTTAGAAAGGGTATTTACTACGGATTTATATCTTGTATCTGAACTTTCCCAAAATCCTGCATTATCTTTTTTTATAGAAATAGGATGGGAAGTATTACCTTCAATGACTACATCAGCTTTTTTACCTCCTGCTACGTCATATCCTACTCCTTTTACTCCTTTTAATCCTTCAATAGTATATGATTTATTTACACCATCAAATATTAATATAGTGGCTCCTTGTTCAATATATTTTTTAATTTCATTTTCTAATATATCTTCATTTTCTGTTCCTGCTGATGCTCTACCTTGTCCTCCTGTTGGTTTAAGTAAAAATTTAGCGTTTTTAAATTTAACTCCACCAATTGAAGACCCCTTCATATTTGGATCATAATCAAAATCATCTAATTTATTTATATCAGAAGCAACTTTTAATCTTTCTGATTTTGGGACTAGTAATTTATATGTTATTGATGATTGTTTTACAAAATCTTCATCCTTAAAACCAAATTGTTTTTTAAGAATTTCAATTCCTTCTTCAGCATCATTATTTGATACTTCATTCAAATTTACATCAACTCCTAATTTACTTAATTCTTGTTCTAAAAGTAAAATATCCTGTTTATTATTCATATCAGGATATCCTTTTGGAAATTTATAAGCTATTCTATTTAAATATCTAGTTATTGGATCCATTTATTTATGCTTCTTCTGTTGGTTCATCTGTTGTATCTTCATCTCCACCAAAATCCTCTCCTCCTCCAAAATCTTCCCCTCCATCTTCTGCTTCATCTTTTTCGACTGTATTACTTATTCTTAGTAATCTTGCTATTGCATCTGCTGCTCTTTGTTCTTCAGGTAAATTTAATAAATAATATTTTTTACCATTAACTTGGGCTATCCAACTTCTTTTAGTATATATTAAATAAAATGACTGTCCATTTTTTAAATTAATTCTAAATGTTGTTGGTCTTGGAGCTACCCAATCTATTGATGAAAGAAAATAATTATAATCCTCTGTTAATAGAGCTATAATTTGATCTTTAAGTTCAGGGAATTTTGTTAATTCATCATACTGGACTACAGGAATTACATTATCGCGTTTTTGGCGAATTATTTCAAATGCTAAGCCTTTGATTCTATCTTTAAATTCCTTCTTTGTCATTATTTTTTAATATAAAGTTGTTCTTTTTTATCCCAAGTATAATCTTTGGGATTAAAATCTTTTAACTTTTTTGCTTTTTGGTATTCAGTAGATGATAATTTTGATTGTTTTAACAACTTATTTTCCCTTTGTAATCCTCTAACTATTTTTCTTGGATTTGCTGCATTCATCATTCCTTGTATTAAATTGATTTGATCTTGAATTACAGATTGCATTAATTGTAATGTTTCAATATCAAATTCATCTTTAATAGAAGCAACAAATAAATTAGCATCTAATGCTTCTGCACCTTCATTAATTTCATCTTTTGCAGCAATAATTTCATCATAATCATCCATTTGTAGAATACCTTGTTGTTTAGTTAATTCTACAGCTCTTTGAGTAATTTCATGTAAATCAACATCTTCTTGAGCATCTTCTCTTGCAAATTCTAATAATCTAATAAATAAAGGAATATCCATACTTACAAGATCTACAGGATCATAAGATGGGGAAGTAGTTGCTATATCTTCCGTTTCTAATAATTGTGAATTAGTTTTTATAATTGATTTAACCATTTCTGCTATTCGTTTAGCTTGTGAAGTAGCAATAGCATAATCTTTATCTGTTAATTTCTTTTTACTACCCTTTTCCTTTTTTAATGCCATAATAATATCTTCTTTTTTATCTTTTTCAGCTTGGGTAAGTTTTTTCTCTTCTACAGATTTTTTAGCTTGATTAACAGCTCTCCCGTAAGCAACTTTTTCAGCATCCTTACCATATTTTTTAAAGAGATTATCTCGACTAGTTCGAATAATTTCTTTTGTAATTTCTTCTGCTTTAGCAGCTACTTCGGGAGATAATTTTTCTGTTATTCTTCTCATTTTTACTTTTCTGCTTCTAGAGAAGCTTTTCTGTAATCTGCTGCTAAGTTTTTAAGAGTTGCTGAGTGTTTTCTGGCTCTCTTACTTGCTGCTTTGGTTGTTTTTGAATCTTCTTCTTTTAGTAAAACTAAAGTTGATTCGATTTCT